TTGGTCAGAGGCACCGTCCGATTGGACGATAAATAGTTGGTCTGGATCATCATAAACTTTAATTTCCGCTGCTACTGAACCTTGAGTTGCAGTTGAAGCTGGCCAGTAGTTTTTCCAAACTGGTTTTCCAGTTGAATCAGTGTAATTTACACCTGCTGCAATCCCTACAATTTTTGCAGAGGTTGATTTTCCGTCTACCGCTTTTTCGATAGTTCCATCAGCAGCTAATTGCACAGCTTGGCCATTAAAGATGTTTGATGCGTAACCAGAAGCAACTTTATAAGTAGTGAATCCGGCTGTTTCATACTTGTTACCAAGCATTTTAACAGGAACGCATCCTCTAGGCGCATCTACATTTGCCATAATTTTACTCCTTTTCTAGAGGCATCAATATTCCGACCAATTCAGAATTATTGAGAACCCCCAAATGTTACTTTTGAGCTCCTATTTTTAGTAATAGGCATGCTCGGGTGCTCGTCTTTTAAAACCTCATTGTCTATAGCTTCTTGTGTCTCCATTGACTTTCTCTCAAAATATTCATTTCGAGATTTAGCCAATTCAAGAGGAATTTTAGCTAATAACAAACCTCCAACTCCTATTACACCTTTGTACTTACCTTCAGCCAACGAAGGATATTTTAATTTATCCTCTGCTGATAATTCATCATCTCTGACTAGTTCGTACCCCTCTCTCAACCTTGATGTAATATTTTTATCATCAGGCTGACCTTGGATTGACTCCCTAAGCCAACGATACTTGAACCCTTCCGGTGGTTCAGGTGCATCTAGTTGTCTCGGCGGGGACCATACCGTTTTACGAGCTTCAATGTCCCTAGTTTCAGCGTGTCGGGTAGTTTTTTTCAGTTTTACGTTTTCCATGTTTTACTCCTTCACGAATTTTGCGTATTCATCTAATGGCACACCAAGCTTTTTAGCTATAGCTACTTGTGATGGTGTGAGCTTCACAGTGCGGCGCCCAGGTTTACCTCCAGATCGAGCACTATTAGCACCAGCAACAGTCTGAGCGACTCTGTTGTTAGTTTGACTCGAGTTGGAATTCGTTTTCCCTATCTTATCAGGAAAATGGGATGAAAGTCTATTATTAATTTCGTTATAATATTCATCTGATTCAGGATTAACTCCTTCATTTACTAATTGAGTATGAATACCCCAAGTAGCAAATGTCATAACTTCATCTTTTCCTGCTCCCTGACCGAACCAAGGATTTTCTTTAGCCCATGCTTGAGCTTTTTCACTAGGTTGAGGTCTAGGTTGAGGGGTTTGAGCTTGTTGTTTAAATTCAGCAGGAGTTTCCGCAGGAACTTCTGTACTTGGAGTTTCTGCTTTCTTTTTTAAAGCTAAAACTCTTTGTTTTTGAACTGAATTATCAGATAAAGCAGCTTGAATTTCCGCTACCTTTTCAAAATCTTGTTTTTGATGTGCAGCAGCTAAATCTCTTTTTAAATTTAGTTCTGTCATATCAACTTTTTGAGCAACTTCTTCAATATAACTATCATCTAAAGAACTTACTTTTTTCTCTAGTTCATCATTCTTTTTCTTTGCACTTTCGGCAAATTGTAAAGCTGCTTCTTTTTGACGTTCTTCTTCTCTCCATTTTTTTGTTAAATCATTTATTCTTTTTTTAACACTAGAAGAATATTCTTCATGTTCTGAAGATTCTTTTTCTGGTTCTTCTACAGGAGTTTCTTTTGTTGCTTCTTCAACAACATCTTTTAATTCTACATCTACTGAATCTCCTGTATCTTCAATAGGTATTGTTTTTTCTTCGCTTAATGCGGGTTGTGCTTCTGGCATGACTATCTCCTCATGTTAGTTTGTTAGCGGTGATAAGACATCTTCAGGTTTACTAACAACGCCCATAACTTCGTCATCATTTAGTATCCTTAGTTCTCCACCGTCGATTTTAATTCTTGCTCCGGCATATCTACCGAAGAGTATCCAATCTTTCTCTTTACACCATGGACCTGTAGGAAACTTATCCTTATCCAAATAGCATAAATCACCAACTTTCATTACTAATCCAACATTTGTAGTCCATTGACTTTCTTCAACAACTTTGTCTGTTAGTAATACTCCACCTTTAGTTTTTTCTTTAATTTTTAAAGGCATCACAACTATTCTCCACCCACAAGGTGTAGGTAATTTCTCTAGTTCTGTTCTGGTATCTTTTTTCTCTTTATTCTTTTTTTCTAAGGCAAAAACTTTTGTAGGGATTACATTAGTTTTATTCATCGTCATCTAGCTCCTGTTTTTTTAGCAGGTTCGTGAGTTCCTGATCTATTTTATTCCAAGCATGAAGTTGTCCTAACACATACTTATATGTGGTAAGTTCCTTCACATCTCCTGTTATAACCGAAGTTAGTTGTTCTTGTCTAGTGTTTATTTCTTTTCTTAATCTTTCAACAAATGAAAGAAAATAATCAGGCATAATTTTTCCTTATTTTTTTAATTAATTTATCATTTGATAATCCTCCATCACTAAAACGAGGAAAGTCTTTTGATATGTTTATTTTAGTTACCTTTAAAGGTTTATATTTAAGTCCTTGTGGTAATGGACCTCTTAATGGAGGAGGTCCAAATCTTTTTCCGGGTAATTTCATGCTTCAACAGAAGCCATCAAATCACTTAAAGCTTTTGCTCTATTGGGCGTCTGTTTATTCCATCTCGAGTCCAACATCTCAATACTTGCATCTTTAAATTTTTTCATTTTAACATAATCAAATGTTTTTTTAAACTTGGAGACTCCACCAGGGCCAAGTTGAAAAATCATTTCTGTGTAAATGTCCCTTAATAATTCAGGAGGATCATAACTTAAATCACACATAAACATTTTTTCACATAACAATTGTGCGTGTTCTAAATCTTGATGAAATACTTTTTCTAATTCTTCTCTAGAGTATTCTACTCCTTCTTCAAAATGATCAGCTTCAGTTACTTTATGACCGAACCCGATTGTAGCGAAACCTAGGGTATCTTTATAAATTTTATTTCTAAAGCCTTCATGCTCCATGACTCTTTCTGCTAAACTATGCATACTTTGTTTCCTTTCTTCTATCTTCCATTACAAGACCACAACCTTTTGCAACCCCTTTTGGATTTTTAGAATTTTTTCTAAGTTGTGAAAGATTTACACCATCTTTTGCTTTAATGGAACTACCATATTCATTAGACCATTTCTTTGCAATTTCTGGTTCATTAGCCCAGAGATATTTTCTTTGTTTCTCTGATTTAAATGGCATTATTTTTTCTTAATTAATCCCATTGCACCTTTTCCGGCCTTGATGCCGAAGCTCGCTGAGCAGGCTATATATAATAAATGTTTATAATAATCCGGAAGTGACTGCAGGGCAATAAACCCAGCATGAATATGTTCTGTCATTCCTGGAAAAAATACGAGTGTTGCTGGAGCCAAAAGACAAATTAAAATTAGCTCATCTTTCCACGAGCCTTTCATTTGATCAACTGCTGATGCTTCCCACTTCACTTTTCCCTTGATTTGATCTTCCTTTAGCTTGGTAGCAGCTTTAATTTCTGTAACTTTGAGTTCTGCTTTTGCTTTTTTGGTCTCGACGAAGCCACGGACCGTGTCTGCGGCGACGCCGAGTAAGGGTTTTGCTAAGAGTTGCCAGACCATGGTCTAGGCGGCTCCACCTGTCATCGCACTGATGACCCAAAGAACTATAATGGCTACAATAGCGGCCTTTATCCAGTCCTTCATTTTCCATTCCGACCATTCTTTAATATGGCCCCATAGATCTTTTATTAAATTCATATAACCTCCTTAGTTAATGAATAGTTAAATCGAAGTCAGCTTCGAATTCAACAGTGTTTTCTAGCTCATGTTCACAATTATTGCAATCACAACTAGTACAGCTTCCCCCGTTCGTGTGGTGACAAGCATGTCCGCAATGTTGGCAAAGATTATCCGAAAAATTTAATTCCTTTGGTTGCTGCACCTACTCCTCGCATTGTTTTGTTAGGCTTTTTGACATTTTTATCTACATCAATTCCATCTACTGATGGTCCGGGATGAACTTTTCCCCCGTGCATGTATCCTTTAGTTTTTTTTGGTGGTCTACCCACCTTACTTCCATATGTTCCTGGTCCTGACGGCATATATACTCCTAGTGTAACGTTGGTTTCACCAAATTAATTTGAAAAACATCCTCAAGTTGCTTTTCGAAAACAGTTTCTGCTATGTGTCCTGATAAAGTATGATCTATATAGATAGCTTTAACGACCGCTAGCATAGCTGAGGCCATAATCAATTTATCTTCGCTCGTTTTAGCATATTGCTCAACATGCGCAGCGAAATCATTTATACCCTGACTTAATTTAGCATCATTTTCAGAATAAGACATCAATTTTTTCTCATTTTTG